GGCACCTGGAAGCCCGGCGACAAAAGCACCCTCAAGGTCTCGGTGGCGGCGAGCTACTACAAGCTGACCATCGATGACGAGGAGCTGATCGAGATCGACGCCATCAACCTGGTCAGAAAGGTGGGCGATACCGATCAGATGGAAGCCATTCGTGCGGCGATTGGCTTGTGATGAAGGATAAGGAGAACATCGAATGAGCACTGCCGAACGCATCAAACTCAACTTTCCCATCGAGCACGACGGCGTGCCGATTGCCGACATTGCCTTGCGCCGCCCCACGGTGGGTGACCACCTGGCNGCGCAGAAGTCGGCNGGCACCGACGCTGAACGCGAGATCCGGCTGATCGCCAATCTGGCCGAGTTGCCGCCAGCGGCGATCCACCAGCTCGATATGAAGGACTACGCCCAACTGCAGAAGGTGCTGGGCGGTTTTTTGCAGTGAATCCGGGTGAGNTCCTCCGCCCTTGTGGTGGAGCTCGCCCTCTATACCCACTGGCCTCGATCCGAGTTGCTCAGCACTGGAGGTGAGTGAGTTGGTCGAGGCTTTGTCATTGGCGCGGCGCTTGTCTGCCTCGCCGTCTTCCTGAGGTTTCCCCATGGCCACAACGCATCCCGTTCAGATCAGCATCGGTGCCACGCTGGCGGCTTCCCTTGGCTCGGCNGTGCGNGGNGCCCAGGCCCAGCTGAACCAGCTGGGCTCCACGATGGCCGAACTGGGCAACAAGCANTCCGGTATCAAGCAGCTGGAGACCTTGCGCACCCAGGCCAAGGATGCCGCACTGGCGATGCGTGCTGCCCAGCAGAAAGTCTCTGGCCTGGAAGCGAACATTGCTGGCCAGGATGGTGGTGCCACAACCAAGCAGGCCCGCGAACTCGAACGTGCCCGTGCAGCGGCGGCTCGGGCTGAGGATGCCTACCGTCGCCAGCGCTCGGCCGTCGATGAACTCTCGGGATCGCTGCAGCGCGCGGGCGTCAATACCCGTGCAATGGGCGCCGAGTCCGCGCGGCTGGGCAGCCAGTTGGAGACGTTGCGCACCCGCACTGAAGCCCTGACCCGTGCCCAGCAAGCACAGGCCCGGAATCTGGAGAACCGCAGCGCCTACCGCGCCCAAATGATGGATGCGGTCGCCCTGGGCGGCGCGCTCTATGGCCTGGTGCAACCAGCGGTGGCCTTCGAATCGGTGATGGCCGATGTGAAGAAGGTGGTCAACTTCGACACGCCGGATCAGTTCGGGCAGATGTCCAAAGATGTGCTCTTGATGTCGACCCGCATCCCGATGGCGGCCGAAGGGATCGGCGCCATNGTNGCNGCNGCCGGTCAGGCCGGCATCGCCCGCGAGGAGTTGCTGCGCTTTGCCGAGGACGCCGCCAAGATGGGCGTAGCCTTTGATCTGTCGGGTCAGCAGGCTGGTGCTGCAATGACGGGCCTGCGCTCGATCTTCGGATTGACCCAGGACGAGGTGGTGAAGCTCGGGGACGCCATCAACCACCTGTCCAACAATATGGATGCCAAGGCATCCGATCTTTTGAACATCGCCAACCGGGCGGGATCGACGGCGAAGCTATTTGGACTGTCCGGTGCGCAGCTCAATGCCTTGGGTGCGACCTTTCTGGCGCTCAAGACGCCCCCGGAGGTGGCGGCCACCGGCATCAATGCGCTGTTGATGAAGTTGGCCACCGCCGACAAGCAGAACGAGAAGTTCCAGCAGGGCCTGCAGGACATCGGGCTGTCGGCCGAGGTCATGAAGAAGATGATCCAGCGCGATGCGCAAGGTGCGCTGACTACCTTCCTGCAGCAGGTGAAGAAGGCCCCAGACCTGATGGGCACGCTGTCGGACCTCTTCGGCATGGAGTACGCCGACGACATCGCCAAGCTGGTGGGCTCGATGGAGACCTACGAGAAGGCGGTGGGCCTGGTGGCCGATCAGACGGCCTACGCCGGCTCGATGCAGAAAGAGTACGAGGCCCGTTCGGCGACCACCGCCAACAACCTGCAACTCCTCAAGAACCAGATGAGCCGGCTCGGCATCGACGGTGGGTAACGCGCTGTTGCCCGCCTTGAACAGCTTGGTGGGTGCGCTGATGGGGCCGATCGACAGCCTGGCCCATCTGGCCGAACGGGTTTCCTGTCGTCACCCAGGTGGTGGTGGGCACCGTCGGTGCGGTGCTGGCACTGAAGGTGGCGACGATTGCGCTGGGCTACGCCTGGACTTTTGTGAAGGGCCCGATTCTCGGTGCGCAGGTGGCGTTTCAATCGGCGCGGGCAGGACTTGCGCTGTTGCAAGTGCAGGCAGCAGCGACCGGTGCCAGCAGCGGGTTGTTGTCACTGGCCTGGGCGCGGATTCAGACGGGCGCCCTCGGGCTGATCGCCCCGATCAAGTCGGCGGCACTGGCTTTTTGGGGCATGCTGCCAGCCATCGGTGCGACGACGGCAGCGCTCTTGGCCAACCCGATCACCTGGATCGTGGCCGGCATCGGGGTCGCCGTCGCAGGCCTTGCCTTGGTGATCCGCAAATACTGGGACCCCATCGCTGCCTATGTCGGCGGGGTGTTTCAAGGCATCGGCTCGGCGCTGCAGCCGGCCATCACCAGTTTGACCACGGCGCTGGCGCCACTGGCACCCATCGGCCAGGCGGTGGCGTCGGTGTTCGGTGTCATTGCCGATGCGGCCAGTGGCCTGATCGGCTGGGTCGGTGATCTGCTGGCCCCGGTCACCCTCACCAAGGATGAGTTCGACAGCCTGTCCGCATCCGGGCAGTCCCTGGGGACGGTGATCGGCAGCGTATTGAGCACGGCTTTTACGGCACTGACCTTCCCAATCCGCGCCGTGGGCACCCTGGTGGGCTGGGTGATGGAGGGCTTCCGGTGGCTGGTGTCGTTCTCGCCGCTGGCGGCGATGCAAACTGCCTGGCAGCCGCTCTCGGGCTTCTTCGGTAGCCTGTGGGCCGGCGTGGTCAGCGGGGCGCAGTTGGCCTGGCAGCAACTGACGGCTGCGCTGAGCTCGCCCAATCCACTGCAGGCACTGCAGTCGGTTTTGGGGTCAATGCTGACAGCGTTGCATGATCTGCCAGGCCAGTTCATGGCGCTGGGCAGTGCGATGCTGCAAGGCCTGGCCCAAGGCGTGCGCAATGCTGCGCAGCAAGCCGTGGCGGCCGTGGGTGAAGTGGCTGCCGGGGTGCGTGACCGCTTTAAGGCGATGCTGGGCATCCACAGCCCGTCGCGGGTGTTCGCCACGCTGGGCAGCGCGCTGTCGCTCGGCCTCGCGCAAGGGGTGGCTGCGGCCGGGCCGGCNGTCGGTGANTGAAGTCGGGCAACTNGCGCAGTCGCTGCAGGCCGTGCCGTTGTCGCTGGCCAACCCTGACGTGGTATCGCCAGCACAGGGNCTGCGGCTGCCCTCACCGGAGCGTCCGTCGCTCGGGGTTGGCGCTGCCTGCTCAGAGCGATGTGCCCGCACCAACGCTGCGGTCGGTGTGGGAGGNNACGCCTGCACTGCAACTGCCATCGGTCAAAGATGAGCCTGGCGATGNGGTGGCNCCGGTGCGTGCCCAGCCCGTACCGGCAAACGAGCCGCCCGNAGCCGTGGCGCCNGGGGTGACGCCCATGNCNGTGGCCACACCGCCAACTGTGCCGTCCGTNCCGGGTACGCCAGCNGCTCCAGGNNCGCCCTCGATCCATTTCGCCCCGCAGATCACCATCCACGCGCNCCCGGNCAGCGACCCGCAGGCCNTGGCCGATCTGCTCGACAGTCGGCTGCGCAGCCTGATCCGCGACGCCTTGCGNGGCTCCAGCGCGGCACTGCACGACTGATCCTTCTATTCCTTGTTGCGGAGGTTNGCCATGGCCGAACGCGTGATGTTGGCCTTGGGGCCGTTTCGTTTCGAGATGGGGCAAGCGACCTACCAGAGTCTCGCCATGAGCCAGTCCTGGCGCTGGCCCGAGCAGGCGCGCATCGGGCGCGAACCCGCCTTGCAGTTCACTGGCCGCGAGCCTGCCGAGATCCGGCTGCAGGGCGTGCTGTTTCCAGGGTTTGATGCCGGTTTGGCACAAGTCGAGGAAATGCGCGAACTGGCTGATCGGGGGGAGCCGCTGCAACTGGTCGATGGCCTGGGCCGGGTGTGGGGCTCTTGGGTGATCGTCGAAGTGGGCGACACCCGTAGCGTGCTGATGGACGATGGCCAGCCGCGCCGGGTCGGTTTCGAGGTCAAGCTCAAGGCCTACGGCGAGGACGAGACCGTCACCGACTACTCGGGCGGCTGGAGTCCATTCGCGGTGCTCTCGGTCATCGATTCGGTGCTCACCGACCCCCTCGGTGCGGTCGATGACCTGCTCGGGTCCTTGCCGGGCCTGCTCAATGGTCTGGGTGACGCCAGTGAAGTGACTTCCGTGGCTGCGATCCATGCCGCCCTGAAGGAGCTGCTCGCCGCCTTCGGCCCCAGCCTCAACGGCCTGCACAGCCAGCTGAGGTCGGCCGGCCTCACGATCCACACTGTCGATCCGCTCGTCCAGCAGGTGATCACGGCTTCCAATGCACCGCTGAGTTCCTCTGCTGCGCTGGACACACAGATCACCGCCTTGCTCACCGCAATCAATGCGCTGTGGACCACGGCCGCCCAGATCCAGGCGCGCATCGACCCGGTGCTCTACAGCCAGCAACACAGCGAGATCGCCGGTGTTCTCGTCGCCTTGCTGGAAAAAACCCACACCGCCCTGGTCTGGTTGCAGGAGGCCTTGCCATGACCCGTAAATCGTTCGATGCCCAGGTGCTCACCGCTCGCGAGGGCGAGATGCTCGATGCGCTGGTCTGGCAGTACTACGGCCGCCTCGACGTGTTGCCGCTGGTGATCGAGGCCAACCGCCAACTGGCACGACTGCCGGTAGCGCAGATGCTGCGTTTGCCTGCGGGCACGCCCGTCTTTCTACCTGCACTCCACGACCAGCCCGTGCTGCCGCTGGTCCGGATCTGGTCGTAAGGGAGACGCACGATGCAACCCACCTTCCTGATCCTCGCGGACAGTACCGACATCACCCGCGCGGTGGCCGACCGGCTGCTGGAGCTGGTGGTCACCGATGAAGCCGGTCTGTCCTCGGATGCCCTGCGCCTGACGCTGGATGACCGACGGCGTGCGGATGGGGCGATTGCGCAGCTGCCCAAAATCGGCACGGTGCTCGAAGTCTCACTGTCCTACGCTGGCCGCGCCTGGGTGGCGATGGGTAAGTTCATTGTCGATGAGATCGAGATCCGCTCGCCGCCAGCGACGCTGTCTGTCTCGGCCAAGGCCGCCGACATGGTCGGACCGTTTCGCAGTCCCAAGACACGTTCCTGGGAGGAAACGACGCTCGGAGCCTTGGTCAGCGCCATCGCGGCTGAACACCGCTACCAGGCCAAGATCGATCCCGAACTCGGTGCCATCGCCGTTCCCCATCTGGACCAGACCGCCGAGTCGGATATGGCGCTGCTGACACGTCTGGCCGCCAAGCACGATACCGTGGCCAAGCCCGTCGCCGGTTTCCTGGTGCTCGCCCGCCAGGGCGCGGCCAAGACCATCACCGGTCAGACACTGCCGACGCTACAGCTCGAACCCGAGCAACTGGCGCAGTGGCGCTACCAGCACAGCGCCCGCAAGCCGGCTGGCACAGGTAGTGCCCAGGGGGAAAACGGCCAATCCCCGCCGCAGGTCAGCACCGGCGGCACCAAGGCGTACTGGTGGGACTTCGAGAAAGGCGAACGCCGGGAAGTGACCACTGGATCACCACCCTTCGAGGAAATCCGCTACGTCCACGCCACCGAGGCGGAAGCCAAGGCCGCAGCGGCCACCCGCAAGAACACCGGCGAGCGCGGCCAGGGTGAGTTGAGTTTCAGCCTGCCAGGCGATCCGCGCCTGGCCGCCGAAGGCCGGCTGTCCATCAATCTGCGCCCGGGCATCCCCACCGACTGGCGCATCAAGCGCGTCGAGCACCGCTTGGGTAGCCAAGGCTACACGACGCAGGTCGAGTGCGAGCGCTTCACCGCCGCACCCGTTCCCATCACTGCAACCGAGTAAGGAGGCCACCGTGCCCGACAAAGATCCTTCGACCTACGGCCTGATCACCTACCTGTGGGTGACCGGGCTGGCCGCCTGGGGTGGCCTGGTCAATTTCTACCGCAAGGTGAAGTCCGGCGAGACCCGAGCTTTCAACGTGGTGGAGCTCATTGGCGAGATCGCCACCTCGGCGTTTGCCGGTCTCATCACCTTCTGGCTGTGCGAGGCCGCGCAGTTCAATCCCCTGGTCACCGCCGCCCTGGTCGGTATTTCCGGCCACATGGGCAGCCAGGCTATCTACCAACTGGAGCGCTGGGCGCAGACGCGTCTGGGCAAGGAGCGGCCATGAACACCATCGACACCATCCTCGACGAAATCATCCGCCGTGAGGGCGGCTACGTGAATCATCCGGCTGACCGGGGCGGGCCGACGAACTTCGGCATCACCGCGCAGACACTGGGCAGCTGGCGCAAGCTCGGTCGCCCGGCCACCGCTGCTGAAGTCCAGGCGCTGACGGAAACCGAAGCCCGTGCCATCTACCGCCAGCAGTACATCACGGCGCCAGGCTTCGAGACCCTCACCCATCCGGCGCTGCTGCATCTGCTGGTGGATGCGGCGGTGCATTCTGGGCCGAAGCGGGCGGTGCAGTGGCTGCAGACCTCACTCGGCGTTGCAGCCGATGGCGTCATCGGTCCCAAGACCCGCGCAGCTCTCGCTGCCGCCGATCAAGGTGTGCTCTACGGGAAGGTGCTGGGGCAGCGCCTGCGTCACCTCGGTCGGCTGATCACCAACGATCCCAAGCAGTCGGCGTTCGCGGCTGGCTGGATGAACCGGATGGCGGAATTCGTGGAGGGCACGGTATGACCCCGATCCTCACCACGTTGGCCCCGGGCCTGCTGGAAGCCGGCAGTCGTCTGATCGACCGTCTGGTGCCTGACCCGGCTGAACGCGAGAAAGCCAAGCTCGCGCTGCTGCAAGCCGAGGGGCAGTTGGCGCTGCAGGAGATGCAGACCAGCCTCTCGGCGATCCTGGCTGAGGCCAACTCGGCCGACCCCTGGACCAGCAGGGCACGGCCGACTTTCATGTACGTCATCTACGGTGTGATCCTGCTGTGCGTGATGGGCGCCATCATCGGCATCTGGTGGCCGATGCACGTATTCCAGGCAGCGGAGAACCTGAACAAGCTGCTGGGCGCGGTACCCGAGAGTCTGTGGTGGCTCTTCGGTGCCGGCTACCTGGGCTACACCGGGGCGCGCAGCTTCGACAAGTGGCGTGGGCCGGCACGCTGACCGGTGTTGCCGAGCACGACAATCTGAAACGACGATCCCCCGATCTCACTGCCTTCACAGGTGGTGGGGTCGGGGGATTTTTGCGTTCTGAAATGGAGCCAGCGGTTTACGCCGTTTGCTCGAGGTGCGCTTTGAGGATATTTTCGATCAAGCGATATACGGTCGTCTGTCCAAGGCTTCTTGGCCAGTCCCCGCACGGTGGATGATCCCGTTTCTTTGCACGGCGAATGGCATCATCGATTTGTGCCTGGCTGATCTTCCGCGTATCGATTCCCTTGTCGTAATCCGGAATCCAGCGCTTGAGGCGATCTGTACAGTCGCGCGAGGATGTGACACCCGCCCCATCCTCGAAGTGCAATAGCAGCCAGTATTCGAACTTGGGGTTACTGAGCGCGAAGCCATAGTTCTCTTGCTGCAATGACCACTGGTGAAGTTGCGTCAACTGCCCATCGGTCCACTGGTCTTTGTCTACCACCAGCCACGCTTCGTCGGACGGCTTGAGACCCTCGCTCTCAAGGTGGTCAGTCATTCGCTTCAGCACCTGCGGTGGTGAGCTGTCGTGCTTTCCTTTCAAGCAGCTCACCCGCACGATGGATGCGTCGTCAGCGAACAGGCCGAAATAGATCGGTTCGGTTTTGATGCCTTCGGCCGCGATGAGAAACAGCTTCTTGTAGCGCCGCTCTCCCAGTGGTCGTTGGAATTTCCGTCGCTGCGTTGCCACTACTGCACCTCCTCAGTGGCTGGGGCCTCGTCGCTCTCGGCAAAATTACTCCTGAGCAAAATGCGAGGTATGCCGCCAAGTCGGCCCTGTAGGTAACTCTTTCGGATGTCCTTGTCGTACCGGACATCTTTGTATTCTGCGAAAGAAACCAGCGTCGATGCGCCTGTGGGCTTGCGCTCGGCCACCCACATCTCATCGCGACGCAGCAACTGCTGATCCATCAGCAAGACGTCGTGGGTGGTTAGCAGGAGTTGTGAGCGGGTATCGGCAGAGCAGCTGGCCAGGTACGCTTCCAGCAGACGACGTGTCAGCAAGGTGTGGAGGCTACGGTCTACCTCATCGATCACGAACACTTTCTTTGAGCCGGGGGCCGCGAGTTCGAGGAATGCGGGCAGCAGATCAATGACGCGCTGCGATCCATCGGACTCTTGTCGGATCTCGAATTTCGCTTCCGTGCCGTCTGTTTTCGGGTGGTAAGTCACCAACTTCTTGGCGATCAGCTCCCCGTTCTTGCGCGTGAAGACGAAGCGCTCGTTCTTGTCCGACATCAGGCGAATCGTCATGCCTTCCTTGACGTCCTCCTGAAGCATCATCTTCATCGGTTCGGGCAGGGGAATATTCTCGAAGGGAATGTCCTCGCCACCCAGGTGGGCAATGCCTGTGTCGAGCTGCGGCAGCATCTCGTTCATCGTGGCGTAGAGAGGATGCCCGTCGTCGAGGAACTGCTCGAAAGGCTCGAAGCGCGAATCCGGTGCGACCAAGTCCAGCGTGTCTTTGAACCAGTCATAGACCGGGCGGAAG